TGGCGTAGACCCATTCGGGAAGCTGAAAGACCAAATTTTGGATTCCGTTGGTAAGGAATACTCAATTACGGATAGATTCAAGAATGTCGCATCTGTTGAAAATGGCAAGAAGCTGAATGACATAGATGATGTTATTTCACCTATGCAATGGTTCAACCTCGTTTGCCTTGCAAGCAGTATGTCAAATAAACAGCAGGCATCTGTGTTTATTTCAGACGTTTTGAGTGGCATCGTTTCAGTATGCTTAATCCTTGGTCTTGCCCCATCTGCGACTATATTAGACTCAGAAAAACTTGAGAAAGGGCAGAAGTCCATAACGAAATTCGCTGACACTAAATGGGCTCTAACTCCTCTTATGTGCGTTCCAACTACATATGATGATAATTATAAAAACTTGTGGAAGGAAAAGGAAAGGAGGGAAATTACAGAAGTTCCTATTCCTGATATGGATGCAAGAATAGAGACGGGTGTCATTAAAGGCTATCTCGCTGGAGCTATCATCCTTAATGGTGTATTCGGTCAGAACATCAAGGAACGAGATAACTTCATGCAACACGTCACGGATGGCGCAATCGTAGAAGAAGTCATTTCTAATATACTTGATGCAAACATAGCCGTTAAGGAATAACGAAACTCAAGTATAACAAGTAACTTAAGAGAATCCCTATGTTAAATCAGACATAGGGGTTCTCCTTTTTTATATGAGCAAGAAAAACATATCTAATCCACTTAACAAGAAGGTGCTATCTCAATCAGAGTTCAAGCGTCTTCTCAACCAAGAATATATACCACCACGAAGGGTCAGCCCACCGAAGACGCTGAGCGATGTTGATAAGCTCGTTAATTACAATGAGTTCGTATCGTTCTTCTTCCTTACCTTCGGTGGCGTTCACGTCACTAAGCATCCTATCCATAATGTGCCTGACTACTCCAATGTACTTACTGAGTCGGAAAAGGCTTTGGCTAATGATGGGATAACTGATACCATTAAGCAGAGTTCGATATATAAGACCATTCTGAAGAAGAGGGAAGATGGGTTAAGGGCAAACTATGAAGTGTTACTTGGCAACCCAACGACTGAAACAGCGGAGCAACAACCGAAGAAACCGATGTTCCCTGCTATGTCTATGTCTGACCCCAATAGGGATGCGTACATAGGTTCTGTAAGGGGTGGCGTTTACTCTAAGCCCGTAAGCAGGGGAAATTGGAAATGGAGGGCTAAGGCAGGTCTTGCATTTAGTCGTCTTCACGTTGCCTTTGAAGAGTACTTCTCTTCTCTGCCAAGGGAGATACAAAACCAAATCGTCATTACATCCACAACGGGAGACAAGCACGCTTCACGTTCTTACCATTACGTAAGTATGGCTGTGGATATATCGTGTCGTGTCGGAGGTGCAGATGATTTGGTTAATGCCATTTTCACTGACCCACTGCTCGCTCGCTTTGGTCTTTGGACGCTTGACCCTAACCACGGTACAGCACCGCATATCCACTTGGAGTACAGAGGCACAAGGAATGAATTTGCTTCATACACTTCATCCAACCATAGCTTCCCAAGCACGGGGTCTCTGTCGCCTTCTGTGATGGCTAAGTTCAGGGGTGCTCAGCACGGGATGAGGTCAAGGTCTACCCTTCGTGATGACATCCTGAAGGACGCTTCTTTTTCAAGGAGTGGGGTAGATGGCTCTTCTTCGTATGGTAGCGGTGGGTCTATTTACGGAGACTCTGAGCCTCTTGACGATGGTAGCTTCGGTCGTACAACCTACTCCTCTTCAAACCCTTGGTCAGGGGCTAAGTTAGTTGCTAAGCCATTAACGAAGAAGAAAGGCGGAGAAGAAGCGTTGCTTTCATTCTTCGGTAAGGAAGTAGGGTCGGATGCACCACCATCATTGTATGTCCTATCCGAGCACGAAATCGTCCTTGACGCAATGAGCGTGGATGGAGACGGAGCTTCATACGACAACAAGAACGAATAATTTTTAGCACGATTTTGGAGTGAGAAGTTTTTTATCTACTTTTGTGGATGAATAAAGTCTCACTCTAATTAAGTGCTTAAATGAACATTTCAGTAAACCGAGCGGAACTGCTCAAGGCTGTTGTTAATGTCAGCAAGGCTATTAACAGCGCATCTGTAAGTGCAGTACCCGTCCTCGGAAAAATCCTATTCTCGGTAGAAGGCGACACGTTAAGCGTGAAAGCCTCCAACCAAAACTCCGCCATTTCAGTCAAGGTCAAACTTGATTCTACTGATGGCGATTGTTCGTTCCTCTTTGAGGCAGGTGCAATCAAGAAAATCCTTTCAGATGCTCCATCAGAGCAGGTGACTATCTACTCAACGTCCGACACGTCTCAGCTGTCGCTTGACTATGGTGTAGGTACGTTTATGCTTGGTACGGATGACGCATCTATCTATCCTGATGTGCTACTTGATGCGAGCGGTTCTTCCTACAAGGAAATCCACGTAGAAAGTCCGTCTGAGTTCCTTATCGGTATGGCACGTGCGCTCGCTTGCTCGGGTCAGGATAAGAACAGACCTCAGCTTATGTCTGTCCTCCTTGACATTCACACCGATACGATGTCCATCGTTGGCACGAGTGGTATTGTCCTCTCTCAGTATGATGTCAAGCTGTCTCAGCCATCCGAAGAGCAGTCTGAAGTCGTCCTCCCAGCTAACATCGCATCTATCTTCCTCTCGGGAATTATCTCTGAGGATAGCGATATGCACTTGTTCTACAACGATAAGACCATCCGCCTTGAAACGGATAACGAGACCTTCACGGCTATCGTCCTTGACTTCAAGTACCCAAAGTACGAACGTGTCGTAGAACAGCTGTCAAAGACCAACTCGTTTAAGGTAGACCTACTCCCATTCGTGTCGTCTATCAAGCGTGTCGCATCTCCTAACTCAAAGGTAGACCGCCTTATTGACCTAAGCGTCTCTCAGTCGGGGGTAGTAGCAAGTTGTAATGATATTTTCAGCAGTTACTCTGCACGAGAAAATATCAACGCAACGGAAATCACGGGGGATACTCCTCTTGAGTGTGTATCCTTGAACTTTGACATACTTGCATCTCTACTGAAGAACCTAACATCCCCTCAGGTGACATTCAACATCAATGGTTCATCTGCGGCGACTTCGGTTGTAGAAGAGCAGGAAGAAGGCTCAACGCTCAAGCGTGTGAACATCATTATGCCTATGGCTAAGAAAAAATCATAACGCTTGGAAATCTCAGGAATAATTCGTATCTTTGCATAGCCCCGAAGTACGCTACTTCGGATAGCACTAATATAAGTTTAATATAACATCAGTAAGAAGCATGGCAAAATTCAGCGTAAGCGACATGGCTCAGCAGTTCACTTCACCCGTAACGCAACCCGACATCTCGGCATACACGGGGAGTAGAGACTATTTCGCAAAGGAGGAAGACCCTCGTCTCCTAAAAATCAAGGTCAAGGACATCAAGAACGCCCCCAATGGGGTGTACCCAATCGCACTCAGATTCCTCGCAAATCCATTCGTGGTTGAGGATATGAACAATACAGACCCCGTATTCCTTCGCAATATCATTGCTACAAGAGAGTACGAACTTCCGATTATCTCTAAAATCAATCGCTTCAAGAACGACCCAACGGAGACGATTAAGTTCCCACCCGAGGTTGCACGTGTAAAGGATGAGATTAGTGAACTTTGGTGGGCACGATGGAAGGAAGACCAAATCAAGACGGGGCTAAAGAAGGATGATACAAGGCGTACGAGACTCAAGAAGGAGAAGCTCGTAGACTCACCTTCCGAAAGATATTATGCACTTGTTCAAGTCGTGGAGGATATACAGCACCCTGAGCGACAAGGCAAGGTATTCGTATTCCAATTCGGTCGTGCCATCTTGTCCATTCTGTATAAGTCTCAGGGTATTGAGCTTCCTTCAAAGTACAAGAAGGCAAACGACACTCAAAGTCAGACGGCTCAGAATGCTCCTCAGAGCAAGTTCTCCGCAAAGGCAAAAGTCCGTCCGTATCCATTTGACCTCGTCAATGCTCCTATCTTCGTTGTTGAGGCGAAAATCAAGGACGGAACGGGAAATATGCCCAACTATGACTCATCTGCTTTCATTGATGAAGGATATGAAGGAGACAGAATGCCCGTATCATTCGTCCACCCAACGAGAGGTCAGGTCACTATGACCGATACTTCGGACATAGACCAGCTGACGATGTACGCAGAATGGCTTGAGTCTATTAACGCTCCCGACCCAAGCGAGTTCGCATATAAGGGGCATACTCCCGAAGAGCGTCAAGCTATTGAAGAGTACCTCAAGTATCACACGGACAAGGACTATCAGTTTAAGGTGAACGCTGAAGCAGAGCTTGATAAGGCTACCCGAATGGAGGAGGTTGCTTACAGCTCAAGGTTCGGAAACCAGCCTACGACAACTTTCAACGAAGGCGTTGCTCCTCAACAGCCTGCATATCATCAACCAGCATATGTACAGCCTCAGGTTCAGGCTCAACCTGCGCCACAGCCATCCTTCCAGCAGCCCGTTGCTCAGCCAGCACCTCAGTCAGCTCCGCAACCCACCTTCCAGCAACCCGCCCCACAGCCTCAGGCTCAGGCAATAAGCGATGACGACCTACCATTCTAAGAGGTAACGTTTTAATACAACGAAATAGCCGTATCCGACTTATTGTGTACGGCTATTTCACTTAAATAGGATTAGAGGAAAACTAATAATAGATGAGTTCTTACATTGAGATAAGCAAGCTTCAGTCTAAGGCTATAATGAAGCTTAAAGACTTAACTCCCGTTCAGGCTAATGAGGTTTATCAGAAGGCTGGAACAGACCCTTCTAAGTCATCATATGTAATCTTGAAGGATACGGAGGAAGTCGTTAATATGTTGTATATAAAGACATTGTTAGATAGGGTTGATAGTCTTATCTCAATGCACTTTCCCGATTTGTTCTATATCAGAAAGAACCTCAGAACGGATTTCACCTTCCATGTTCAGACTATGGCTACGAGTCCTGGGCGTTTGTTTATCAACCCTAAGTTCTATATTGAGTTAGAGGAAAAAGAGCCCGTTAAAGCCGCAATGTTCGTGGTAATCCATGAGATATATCATAACTTCTTTAGGCATTTTGACCGTGCCGCAAAAGACCCAGCCAAATACAACTTATCAGACCCTATTATAAGGATGAGGTGTAATATGGCGATGGACTACGAAATCAATCCACTTGTTGAATCTTTGTGGACGAAAAGGTTGGGTAGTCTTGGAGGATTAACATCAAAAATTGGTGGGCTGATTTCAGATGAATATACGGGAATGCTTTGGGAGTACATTTACGATGAATTAGAAAAAAGAGGCATTCCTTCATCTCCTGATAAGAATGACCAACAGCAAGAAAGCGGTCAACAAGAAGGTCAGAACGGAAATCCTGAGGATGGTCAAGATGGTTCTCAGAGTGGGGCGCAAGGCGGTCAAAATAGTAATCCTCAAAATGGAGACCAAAATAATGGTCAAGATGGTAGTCAGCAAGACGGACAACAAGACAGTCAAGACGGTGGTCAGCAGAACCAACAAGGCGGTCAGGATGGTAATCAGCAAGGTGATGGTCAGCAGAACCAACAAGGTAGTCAGGACGGGAATCAGCAAGACGGTGCTCAGCAGGGTTCTCAAGGAGGTCAGAAAGGAGACGATGGAGATGCAGGAGATTTCTCAAAAATGTCGGGTAGTGAAATATCTGATAAGCTAAAGAACTCAGATAAGGCTATATCATCTCAGAGTGACAGTGGAAACCCATCAGAGCACATTATGAGTCAAGATGATGCAAATCGTATTGACAAAGAAGATGGTAGAGATACACGATATACGGAGAGTGCCGCAGATAAGGCGGACAAGGAAGTCCGTGATATAATGAAGAACAACAAAGAAATAAGAAAGAAGCTTATTGACGAAGTCGTTGACTCTCCATTATATAAGGATAGAAAGAGCCGTAATTTTTATGAGCAAGGTAAGAAGGATGAGAAGAGTCTTAGCGGTAAAGAAGCAACAGGTGAGCCTGGTGAAGTGAGCGGTGACTCAGTTGCAAAAACAGCACTCGCTAAGAAGGAGGTTAATATGACTTGGGAAGACCTTTTGGCAGACTTCTTTACTACGATTGTCCCGTCAAAGAAGACAACGAGGCAGATAAATAAATATCAGCTTTCAACATATAAGGCTATTGCATATCGTCAGGGGGGTAAAATGATTGTGCCAATGCAGACGACACGAAGCTACGAAGCTGTTGGTGCTGTTTGGGTTCTTGTTGATACATCAGGTTCTATGTGGAGTTATCTCTCCTCATCCGTCACTATGATTGCGAGTCTTGCAGACCAGCTCATCAATGGTCTTTCAGGTCTTGTGATAATACCCGTTGACACAAAGGTCTCTCAAATACAAATATGGGATGAAAGCGTACTCGGGGAAATTAGTGACATATATAACAGCACCGATAAAGATGGACTACCTATGTCATTTGATGGTGGAGGTGGTACTTCGTTTGATGGTGTCATGAAGTTCCTTGATGAAGGAGTTTTCTCTGATGAACTCGATGAAGACGAAATTTCAGAGAAATTCTTCGGTGGCAAACCATTCAATGATATTGTGAGATATTACGATAGCTCAAATATGTATGACGGAGGAGAGGAGAGCGATGAAGGGTATAACCTTATGAAGAGCATGCCCCCATGCGCTGTACTCCTCCTTACTGACATAGACGTTGTTAGTGGTGCTTTGAGTGAAAAGACATTGGATAGGATAAGTCACATTGATGACGAGAGGTTCTACACATTTATCTTGGGAGCTAAGGCGAGTAGACACGTTCCGTTTGGTCAAACCGTACTTGTCCCTGAACTTGATGGTAACATTAAGATTATTGGTCGCTACGGGAATAAGGTGTCAGACGAGTATCTTTAGTATAGATAGCCTATGATTGATAGGTCAAAGACATTTAACAAAACACTTGCGAGCAGAGCAGAGGGGGCAGTGACCCCTTCTGCTCTTGGTCGTTCTCCTATCTCGGGTGATGGGTCTTCGTTGCTTGACTCTGTCGGTAGACACGTCCCCGTAGTTAAGATTAACGACTATTACTTTGCAAGTAGGCAGATTGAATATATACGTATTGAGACTACGGAGTTCCTTCCTTCTGTGTATGCGGTGTTCTCTCTTGATAGGAACAATCCTATTGCGATGAACCAACCGAAGGATGGTGATGTCATCTCGGTCTTTATGAGACCTATGTCTGATGTCATGCGTAGTCTCCGATGTGACTTCCGCATCACCAAGGTATTCATCACGAATATAAATCAGTCAAGCATGTCTCAGGACGAGCAGGCTTACTATCAGATGATAATCAAGGGTGACATCAATGTTCCAAACTTATACACGGAGGGGCATCAATACGCATTCAGCGGAACGTCCCACGAGACGATACGTGACTTCTGTCAGAGGTATAGGCTTGGTTACGTTTCAGGCGTTCAGTCGGACACAACTGACCAGCAGGCTTGGTACTTGTATGGACAAAAACCTATTGACTTTATTCAGGATATAATTGCGCACTCGTGGAGGGACGAGGAGAGCTTCTTTGACGGATGGATAGACCCATTCCTCAACCTTACGTTCAGCAACGTTAATACGATGCTTGGTCGCACGAAAGCGGACGATGGCTCTATTGATTGGGGTGCATTCGTTTCCATTACGGGGCGTGAGTTCGCAGACCGCTCGTACGCTAAGAATGCTGTTGAGAAGGATGGTGGTGCATTTGATTTTGAGGCTATACCTTTAATTCTTAGCAACATTCCTCAGATGGATAAGACCCCGTATTTCGTAAAGAGGTACAGAGTTGAAAATAAGGCATCGGCTATTTCGTCTAAGTATGGGCATGTCATAGAGCTTGACGTTAATATGAACAACCAAGCTCTTGCGGGTTCAGGTGTCCCTCAGAATAGGCAGGTTGTAAGGATTGAACCTTGTTACAACAAGGATAAGATAAAAGACCATATCATCCTGAGAGGTAGAGCGAGAGACGGATACAATAACGGAGTGACGGGCGAGACTTTCGCTGATAACGATACGGAGACTATTGTACGATATGTATGGGGTGGAGATAGCCACGTCTTCTCCGATGGTGACGGCAAGTCAGGGAACACGAATGGAGCTACGGGCAATACGCACAAGAATTACATTAGGGCGTACTACCACAACCTAATCAATAATGTTGAGCTTGAAAAGCTGACGCTCGTGTGTACTCTCAATGGTCTTAATACGTTTATATACCGAGGTCAGAAAGTCCCCACGTTGCTCCTTGAGCAGTCTAACATAGATATGCTCTTCAACTCGTCAGTATCCAACCCAAGAGAGGAAGGAGAGACACCTCAGGCTGTCTTTGAGAAGACTATGGATAGGGCGAATAACTTTATGATGTTCTACTCAGGTTGGTTCGTCACAACGGGGATTAGGTATATCTACGAACGTCCCCCTATCACGGCAACCTCTACGGATGAAATCGTATCCTACCGAACAGAGGTCTTCCTCAGCCGAAGGGAATGGCTACCTCCCGAAGCCATATCTCCTATCACCATTGACGACTCGGGTAAGGTTCATCTGAATCCTAATGCGAGAGCGTATGGCTCGTCATCTAACCTTGGAAAGACATCTGATGAAGGGTATATAGGAAGAGGATATGACTCCTCTTATAGCGGAGGAACATCTGCACCCGTAAACCCAATGTCGGGTGGGTTCACACCGCATGGGGATATTGGTAAGCCAATACAATTTGAAGGAAGTAAGAAGGAGGTTTACAATGAGCTTGTCACCCTTGTGGATAAGTACATCGCATCCAAGAGTAAGGGTGCTAAGCGAATGAGTGGTTCGGTATTCGTTTCCATGTGCGCTAAGTATAAGCTGGATATTTCCCTCGCCCTTGCTCAGTGTCAGATTGAAGGGAACTTCGCTACGATGGGTAGACCACGAACAACCAACTCGGCATTCTCGGTTGGGCTGTTTGATACGGGTGAAACTAAGTTCGTTTATACGCACCCTGATGAATCGGTAGAACCATATTGCAGACTTATGCAGAAGAACTACCTTCAGTATGGGAAGAAGAGCGCAGAGGAGCTACTTAGAGGAGGCTTTGTGAATGCAAGCGGTCAGAGGTACGCATCGGCTCGTAACTACGAGAGTAATGTATCTCAGACGAGAAACAATATCATTTCGCAGAGCAAAATTATGACCCTCTACAATAAGTTAGTATCTTAGTTAGTAAGGATTGTATTCATATTTTTTGGTTTTATTTTTTTTATTTGAGTGGGTGGGTCATCATGTGGACTCACCCACTTGCTTTGTATTTGTAATCTTCGTATCTTTGTGCGAACTCTAATGAAATCCTAAGTATGCAATATGTATCTAATAAATGGGACGGCATCGTTGATGCTATGGTTACTATAACCGACAAAGAGGAGTATGTTGTAAACAAGAACTACCTCATCAAGAAGGGGTTTAGTCTCTTGCTTAACAAGTATATCTCTGAGGCTTTTGATGCTGTTCTTCTCGATAATGATATGTACTATGTTGGTGAGGAGGTTGCCATTGACCTGATGAATAAGCGTAACCTCATCCCTGAATACGAACTCCTTAGGTCAGCTATCGGCATATACAAGGGAGGAAAAGAGAACCTTCGTAGGAAGACAAGGTCTAAGAATCCTACAACGGCTGTAAGGCATTACTTTGGAGGATTGGTATCATCGCTTAACGGACTTAACGAAGAACGCTTCAAGCTCGCCTATTGGCTTATGACGACAAGACTCCTTATGGACTTCCTCGGCATCAAGCAAATGGAGAACGTAAGTATCCCTGAAATACTCCTTGAGTACCAAGGGAAGAATGCAGGCAACCATATCGGTGTTGACGAGGTTGAGCAGATGCTGGACTTCGTAAAGAACTCTCGTACGAAAATCATTGAACTTGCAGATAAGATTGACTTTTGCGTCAAGCAGAATATATCTGACATCGTAGCAAAGGAAGCACTCTGTACCTATACGAGTAAGGTCATCAAGGATATTTCCGTTTATGATGTTGAGCTGGGTTTCTTGGAGAATGTATCAAAGGCAGAGGAGGGAATATATGGTCTGAACAGAGATATTACCCCTATGATTGCAAGGGCTATCCATCGTGATTACGGGATACGCCTTCATTCGCAGAAGGAGATACTGAGAGAGATTTACTACAACATTATTCCCGACATTTGCAGTGTCTTCCACGAAGGGCGATTGTCCATCACTATCCCAGCTTATCTCGGTGCAAACAACAGCCCTCTTGACGAGGTAGAGAACGACCCTGACGGAGTTAGCATCTTCCTGAAGCATAAGATTATCAACGACTACCTCTTCTTTGCCCGTACCTACACGGGGCTTGGAAGAGACCAACTCCTTTCAACTCGCTTCGCTGATGTCCATTACAGCAAGTTTAAGTCCAAGGCTACTATTGACGATGCTTCGGAGTGGGTTCGTAACTCCATCACGGAGACGCAGGAGTGGAGTGTTGCTATCTCTGAAGCCGTAGAGGATGTCATATCCGAAGGAATTACCAAGGAGCAGTTTGAAATGGTATGCAAACTCATGGTGGCTTGCGTATCGCACTTTACGGCATCGTGGATTTATCGTCACGCATACAACTCCATTATCTTTAAGTCAATGCAGATGATGGGAACAGCTGACACCACAAACGTATTCAACGAAGAGAAGCGGAAGTACATTGAGAATACGTACAATGATGCTCGCTTCGTTACGTTTATTCTCCGTACGCTATCGGATGACGACCACGACTACACCAAGTCCCAGGAGCTCAGAGCACCTCTTGAGGAGATGATGTTCACCTGCAAGACTATCGCTTGCGAGAAGCTGTACGAGGTCTTCAAGAAGGATACAGACTTGTACTTCACGCTTATCAAGCCACTACCATCCGTACGGGATAGCAACTTCAAAACTCCTAACAAGGAGGTGATGTCGGCAGTCGTAGAACGTATCAAAGACTACTTCCCTCACCCCACGATGGAGTATGACGTACTCACCGAAGACGAATGCACCTCAACAGCGAAAGTAATCATTGACCTCATCTTTGAGAGTAAGTACTGCAAGTTCGGTATGCTAAAGTCATTAGACCCCAACTTTGATGACGTACCAAGAGATAGCATTCTCCATTCGTATAGGCTGATGCAACCTATGGGAGCAAACATTACTGATGACGATATTCCCAACCATATCAACAGCAAGGAGGATATTGACAAGCTCAAGGCATTCATATTGTCTACTCCTCAGCGTTTCCGTATCTTCATTGACCTCATAACAATGACCTTAGAGGGCGAAGGGATTGATACCCCGTTCGCTTTTTAGAATGGGTGCATAAGTAGTATGTCTATAATATGCAAATCCCTTATCCATAGCTAAATAGGCATATGAAGAAGAAGCATCTTATCATAGGGGCTGTCGCTACTCTCGCTGTTGGGTTTCTAATGTACTTGGCACGAGAGAACGGCAAAAGCTCCGTAAAGAGAGAGCTTGTCTACTATGTGGACAGCCTCTCTTCTTATCAAAATAAACTCGGTGAGGAGTACAAGCAAAGACTCCTTGTGGAGCACGACAAGGAATCCCTTAAGACGAAGTTTGCTTCTCTTGAAGAGGAGTATAAGAAACTTAAGGACAATCCTCTTGTCATCACCAAGGTGGTGACAACTACCAAGATAGACACCCTGAAAATACCTCTCGTCAAGGAGAACGATACCACCCTCGTATATAACTACGACAAGACCTATTCCGAGAATGATAAGGTCGTTGTTAAGGGGAAGGTAGACCTTGCTAATATGGAGACTACTATATCCACGATTGAAATGACCTCAGGGCTGTTCTATGACATCGTGGAGGATAAGAATGGTATGCTCTCCGTTCTCGTTCGCTCTACAAACCCATTGGTCTCCATAGATAAGGTTGAAGGTGCGCTTTTTGATATATCGCAAAGCAAGTATTTCAAAAAGAAGGTCACAGAAAAGAAAAAGAGCTTCTCATTCATCAAGAGGTTTGCCGTATCCGCCTATGTGGGGTATGGTGCTTCGTTGTATAACCAGCAGGTCATTCTAACCCCTCAGGTTGGAGTTGGGCTTACTTACCGCATATTCTAATTCTATGGTTGGAACAAATATAATAAGCAGACTAAACAACAATATACTAATAAGCTACAACAACGTAAGTACCAAGGGAGTACGATCAGGTGCATCCCATAAGTACACGATTGTTGATAGTGGACGAGGGTATAGGTCAATACTTATGGACGTGGATAAGGACGGAGTGTATAATACTCACGGGCTTGTCTTCGCTCCAAAGATTACAAAGCCTACCCATAAGTTCCTTGAAGGTAAGACCATCGTTACTTCGGATATAATAACCTCCGAGGTAACGCTTTACTTTAAGGCTGGGTACACTCCTGAGGTGGATTATGTACTCAGAATTTTGGGTGAGACGACTACGGGGGATGTATCTTGTCTCGCAGTCATCCTTATCAACTATGACCTTCTCCTGCGTTATCAGAAGATTATACCAAACCCATTGACGTACGGAAGTCAGGTATTTGATAGGATTGTAACCTTCCAAGTTCCTTCCTTGTCAAGCATGCAGTATGCCCAAGGGTTTGAGCTTAATGGATACCTCCTATTCAAACAGCAGTCAGCACTTATTGCAGATATATCGCCTATCGTTGATGTATATAACGACAGCTACGACTTTGGGGTATCCTACGATGTTGAGGAAGTTCCTCAGTTTAGGATTACGATACCATCGGCTTCTCAGGCTGATAGGTTTAATGTGTTCCTTTCCTTAGACAAGAAGAGCGGTCATATCAACTACTACCCATATTGGGGGAGCGACATCTACACCCCGATAGATACCTCGGTAATGAACGCCATTGAAAGCCGTGGTATTGACCTCTACTTCGGTGAGAAGAGTCTCGCTAACGAAGGATGGGCAGACTTCAATTCTCAGTATGGTGGTGCTGACGAGCGTAGGTGGGTGACGATGCACGAGATGAAGGTAACGAAGTATTACCCATCTCCAACGACACCTCCCGAAGAGACCTCCTTCTCGTTTACTGAGAACTACTCCAAGAGAGATAAGGATGGCAAATCGTCATATAGGTATTCATTCAGACCAACTATCTTTGATGACGAGATAATACGTATCCCCGAGAATGACGTATCGTCTGTTATGGTGGTTTACACGTGTCGCCTTGTCAATAGGCAAGACCTCACTCAGGTTGTCCGTACAGCGTCTCTGAGCATATCAGGTAGTGAACTTGATAGGTATAGGCATACTGCCAACAGACCCCTTAACCTCCACGTGGATAAGGTTACATTGAAGTATGAAAACGAAAACCCATCAGGACTACATGCACCCGTATTGGATGATACGTCTAAGAAGGAAAGCATCATATACGAAAAGGCATTCTACAACTCTCAGGATATTCAGGTCAATGTACACGGGGAAGGTATCTACACGACACAAGAAGGCTCGCTGTTTAAGCTACACAAGTCCCCAAGCCTTTACGTCTTCCGTCTATACGACAACAAGAGGAAAGACCGACTTGACCTGTCTTCTGCGAATGGTCTGATATACCTACGTGTCTACGATGACAATAATCAGCCGATTGATATTGAGCCTACTTATTCAGCGAATATGAACCCCGTCCTTGGAGAGCTTGAGTTCTACATAAACGAACAGCTCGTTGATATGCTGAAGCTAAGCACGAAACGTTCAGCAGAGGATAAGACCTACTCTATAATAAGTAAGACAAGGACGATGACGACAACCATCGTTGAGGGATTATACGATTAGATATGGAGAATAACAATATCACAGAAGATAGCCTCATGGAACACGTTGAGGCTTTTGAAAGACAGACGGGCGTGAATACAGCACCGCAGGTGGATGATATGACTTCCACTCTTGAAGCCCACGGGGCAGGTGGCGTGATTGAACGACTGCATCAGATTGAAATGGGTGATGACGTGAAGAGGCAGAACGAGGAGGAGTTTGAACGTGCTGTTGCCGATGGACGCATCATGAACGGGATTGAAATGGACGAGAGAGGATATATCCGATACAAGGATACGATGGAGGAAGGTCGTACCATTGAGAAAATCACGATAGGTAGCGATGACACTTCCGAGAACCCCGCCGCTCAGAGAGGTCGTAAAGTAAAGAAAAAGAAGGTGGAAGAACCATACGTCCAAGAAGTAGAACCAAGGGCACTCTCGGTCACGATTGATGGTGTTCCACCAACGTATAACAACGGGTTTACAAATCTTGATATTGAGGAGCTTCCTTCAAGAGGTAAGCACTATCCTGATGGTTTTTCCATTGGTGTTAGACCTTGTACGACAGAGGAGCTGAGACATTGGGCATTGCTCCCGATAGACTCGCTTATTGAAAGGGAGAACGCCATCAACTACATCCTTGAGAACTGCACGCATATCTTCTCTTCTACGGATGGTACTCAGTATAGCTTCCGTGACCTCCTTGAAGCGGATAGGATATATATCCTTCTTGCAATTAGGGAGGAGACATTCGGAGAGTCGGAAGAGCCTCTCGTTATGAACATAGAAGGAGAGAACCACCCTATCGTCAAGGAGAACCTTACGCAGTTTGATTTCCTCTCGCATCCTCAGGTTGCAGGTAAGAAGTCTATCAAGATGAACCAAGGTGTTATCAATGTGACTATCCCCAATAAGCATTCAAGCACGGGCGAGCCTTATGACATCAAGTTGCATTTCCCTACGATTGGTACATCAATGTGGCTTCAGTATTACTTCGTGTCAAACCTCGTGGATGATGATGGTCAGATTGACGTTCCTGCCGATGAGCTGGACTTCTATCAGTGCGCTATGGTGCTTATGCACTTTGACAAGGAGTTCTCCGTTGAGGACTACAACAAGATTAAGCAGGAGTTCCTTTCTCTAAAGCCTGCCGAGGTCGCAATCATTAAGGCTATCAGGGACATCATCACAGAGGTATCTAAGCCTACTATTTCTTATATCAACTCGGGAGGTGTGGAGCGAGAAGCCCCGCTTTCCTTTCGAGACGGCATCAAGTCTCTATTCGGCATTTCAAATCCCTTGGGAGACCTTGAGTAAGATGAGGTATCTCCTTATCAAAGAACTGAGGATGTCAGTCTCTGATATAGGTAGATTGCCTTACATTGAGTGTGTAGAGCTTATCAGCTTCCTGAATGAGGATAGGAAGAAAGAGGAGGAGAAGCGGAAAGAGGCAGATGCTCTCGCACAACAAGAAAGCTAATCTTTTCAGCCACGTGTTGAAGTAGAAACGGGGGCGGTAGAAATACCGCCCCTTGCTTTATCTATACTTGTAGCTTATTAGCTTAGATATTTCACGTTCTAATACATTCGGATTACTCAATGCTTTGCTTATATTACCAATTCCATCACTCTCTTTAAGAAACGCATCAACTTCGTCCGCTCCTCTCTTTTTGTAAATTTCGCTTCCTATATTATCAAGTGCGATGACCCAAGCGGGGAAAGTGCTTCTTATGTCTATTAGAACTTGGTTGTCAACTCTGTTTAGAACACCGAGCCTTGATGCGTTAAACAAGTTACCACGCCTTGGAAGAAAATCGCCACTGAATAGGAACTTAATAGCATCGTCAATAAGCTCGCATAGTTCCTTATTATCACGTATAAACGATTTTGAATTTTCCATCATTCTATCATATTTGACAAGAACGTCTCCATTAAGGAATAGTATTGAAGTATCGTTCTCTTTGGATAGTTCCTTATACGAATAGTGGCTCACATGACCAAGAGGATAAGTAGTGAAGTCGTCAAATATGGATAGTAGACTTATCCCTTTATATGGCGATTCCTTTGTATCCTTCGCCACACAGCAACTTCCTATGCAAACAAGGTAAACAAGCTCCATTAGCTGTGTTTGACCACATAGGGGTATGGCATCTGAGGATTGTACTGAACTATCACTAAATGCCAAAGCCTTGCTTACGATATATTCTATCGTCTTTAATCTAATGCTATCTCCCATATTATATTATAGTTTTGTTAGGTAGCTTTTATTTACTATCTTTGCCCTGCAAATAGTATGATATGTCAAGCAAGAATTTAACTAAAGCGAAGGTAGGCAAGAACGATGAGTTCTACACACGGATGGAGGACATAAATGCAGAGCTTTCCCATTATAAAGAGAGCCTTGCAGGTAAGGTCGTATATTGCAACTGCTGATAACTTCCACGAAATAGGAATAAAGAGGCTTATAGCTACTTGCTATAAAGACCAACAGAAAGACTTATTTTCAGAAGAAGAGATTGAACCAGCAACTTGTTTGATATACGATGGTCAAGATGAGGACTTTCGTAATTTCATAAAAGCACTTGATGGCGATGGCGACTTTAGAAGTGGCGAATGTGTTAGACTCTTGGAAGAGTGCGATATAGTTATAACCAACCCTCCATTCTCTTTGCTTAGAGAGTTCATCCCTTTGGTTATATCAAAAGGAAAGGAATATATAGTAATAGCTAATCAGAATATATTAACTTCAAAAGTCATTTTCCCTTTATTGCTAAGTGGAGAGGTGTCGTTTGGATACGGATTCAAGGGTGGATTTGCATTCTTCCATAATGAACATTACGAGAACTATGCGTCAGCGTCTCAAAAGATGGATGGTATGATTCGTGTCCCAGGCGTGTGTTAGCTTACAAATATAGAACGTAAGATTAAGCCAATAGTTCATATGGTAAAATCATATTCCGAGGAGGAGAATCCAAAGTATGATAATTACGATGCCGTTGATGTTAAGGACATAAACAGCATCCCATATGATTACGATGGCGTTATGGGTGTTCCTATAACGTTTATGGAGAGATATAACGAAACGCAGTTTGAGATTATAGGTCTAAACTGCGTCAAGGATGGTGAAGTTTACTCAAACACAAAAGCGGTATTAAAAGGAGAGACGCTATACCATAGAGTAATGATACGCAAGAGAAATCCTTTTCAAGTGCAAGATTGATTTGCAATGGAGAAGTTCTTTGCGCATGAATCATATTGCGTAACAGAAACTAATTTCGTATCTTTGCATAAAGAATTGTCTCACCTAAAGAATAGGTAAATGTTTCTAAAGAAAATAGCATTCAGGAATATCGGTTCTTACGGGAATGCCCTTAATGAGATTGAATTCTCCTCGGAGGGAGAGGTCATCCAGCTTAAGGGGCGTTCAGGGTCGGGTAAATCCACGTTCCTCAATATGCTTAGTCTCCTTATCTACGGAAAGGTGCAGGGGGTGAATAAGTCCTCTATCGCCAACCGAAAGAACAAGAACGGATACATAGCAGGGGATTGCTACTCAGGTGGTACGCACTACTTCATTGAGCGCACGTTCTCCCCCAACTCACTCAAGGTCTACCAAGACGGAGTTGATATTGAGTCCATCGGTATCCGTGACGCTCAGAAGTTCATTGAATCCAATATCCTAACAATCCCATTCAACGTCTTCAACAGCGTTGTATCGCTTAACCTCAATACGTTCAAGTCATTCATCTCAATGACCCCAACGGAGAAGAAGCAGATTGTGGATAAGATATTAGGTCTTGAAGCCATTAACATCATCGGTGAGGCTATCAAGGCAGACCTGAGAAACGTATCTCAGTCCCTGAATAAGGTCTTGTCGCTTGCCGACCATCTTGCTCAGTCCATTGCTACAACTCAGGCTTCTATTGACACGTACAAGAACACGTCAAAGAAGAGAGACGAAGCAGAGATGGAGAGGTTGTCAAACGAACTCGCAATTATCGCTTCTCAGTATAAGGAGCTTGACGAGCAAATCAAGGAGCTTGATTCTAAGGGGGACAAGGTCGTTGCAATGATGAACGAATGCACTGCAACATTAAACGCTGAGCGAGCAAAGAACAACTCTGTTATCTCTAAGCTGTCCCTTTATAGGCAGGACAAATGTCCTACTTGTGGTAGCGACTTCCGCTCGGGTGACTTCCCTCAGATACTTGCTTCACTCAACGAAGAGAAGAAGACGAACGAAGCTAATATAGCTGTGTACCTTGAAAACGAAGCCAAGATTAAGGAGTCGTATTCAAGATACCAGCAGAAGAGGGCTGAGCTTACTTCAAAGAGGGATGAGATAGCTACCTCGGGTAAGATACTAAAACAGCAATACCTTACGTTGAAGAATGAGGGTAGCAGTAGCATTGATGAGGAAGCATTGAAGGTTCTTGAATCTCGCTTAGATGCAGATAAGGAATCTAATGTAGACGTATCGGTACAAGCAACAAATATCCGTAAGGAGATGCGTCTACTCGGTGTCCTCTCGGAAATGTATGGGGAAAAGGAAGGTAGCGTCAAGTCGCTCTTCTTCTCAAGCTATATCCCATACATCAACAACAACATCAACGAGATACTCGCCAAGGTAGACTTCCCCTACCACGTGTCGTTTGATAACTCCTTTGACGCTATCATCACCGATATGGGAGAAGAAGTGCCTATCAGTACGATTAGTGCAGGGGAACATAAGCGTGTGGACGTAGCTATCTTATGCGTCTTCCTCAAGCTGATTAAGCGTAGCTACCCACAGCTGAATACGCTTTACCTTGACGAGACGCTTTCAAGTCTTGACGTACAGACATCAGATGCTATTCTTGCATATCTGAATGAACTCGCCAAGGAGCTAAATATGACTATTGTCGTAGTTAGCCACTCGCAGATTAACTCGGACTCGGTAGCACGAAATATAGTCATCACGAAGACCGCAGGGTTTTCAAGTATAACTATTGAAGAGCTATCAATGTAGAAAATAATTTTATCAAATATGGCAAAGAAGAACAAAGAAAACGCATCTCTCATTGAGAATGAGGGTGTAGAAGAGAACGTAATCCCAACTCCAGCTCCTAACGAAGAGAAGGAGGAAACCCCATCGGAAGAACCTGCGCAGGCTAAGCCAAGAGGCAAGGCAAAGGCGGAGCACGAACCCGAGCATGAACATACCCCCGAGGTAGTTCACGAGCATACTCCTGAAGCACACGATGAAGTTTCTAACCTTGAAATCTTCCGTGAATACCCAGGTGTCTTTATGCCCGCACGTGCGAATGCAAATGACGCAGGTATTGATTTCTTCCTCCCCGTGCTCACAGACCACTACCTTGAAAAGCTCAGAGAAGACAACAAGGATATGCCAACGCCTATCATCGCAGAAGGTGGTTTCCCTCTTACGGATGAGCAGGCATCGCAGATGACGGAGGAACAGCGTAAGGAATATGTTGAGAACAGCAAGCATTACATTATTCTGTACCCCAACTCGCATATCATCCTTCCTCTTGGTATCCGTGCTATCGTACCAGCCAACAAGGGTCTGTTCCTTTACAACAAGTCGGGTGTCACGACTAAGCTCGGTCTCGGTCTTGGCGCAAGTGTCATTGACGAAGGGTACAGAGGTACTATCAAGCTCCACCTACACAACTTCACCAATATCCCAGCGAAGATTACCTTCGGGATGAAGATTGTTCAGGGTGTCCTCCATTATCTTGAATACGAAGGTGTCACAGAGCTGTCCGCAGAGGAGTTTGAAGAAAAGTCCAACACGGGTCGTGGTGATGGTGGCTTCGGTTCAACGGGAGCGTAACTAACACGTAATCATATTTCATAACCAAAGTTTAGCCTTAGTTCGGGTGGTGGTCTTTGACTATCACCCGAATTTTTATTACCTTTGCTGTAAAGTTAAACTATAAAACTTCATCGGCATGAAGAAAAAACATGAAGTTGATTTTCAACAGCTCGCTCTGAACTACCGAGACGGGAAGAAGGAAAAGGACTTCGTCAAGCTGTATAACGCCCTTAATGGAAAGATTAAAGGGTTTATGCTTAGTCGCCTCGGAAATAGCGGGGTGATTGACGAAGCTATGAGCTACTTCTACTTGTCCCTTTATAAGTACTTTGATACGTGGAATCCTGACAAGGCATTGTTCTCAACGTGGGTGTACACTATGGCGGGGAACTGCTGTACGTATGCCTCTAAGAATGCAACGTCTTACGAAGGAAGGTATATCAGCCCTGAGGAGATTTCAGCGGAAAGGAACAAGGGGCATGCAGGGATGGAGGACTCGTTAGCTAATCTCTATGATGCCGTAGAAGGCGGTGCTGATGACGAGGAGACCGCCAATATCCCGTACATCCGAGAGATGCTATGTGAAGCCTTGGAGGAAGTCTATAAGAGCCTTGACAAGCGAGAGCAAGAGGCTTACAAGGTGCTTATATACCGATACTCTACCCATAAGGAAGAGGACGAGGATGTACAGCGTTGCAAGACGATGAACAAAGGAGTCCTTAATTGTAGCATCTCCGATACAATGGACACCATCAAGAGGGTCATCACAACCAATGAGAAGTTCAAGCCCGTTGTGGAATATATGAAATCAATAGGTTGTGATACCAGCTACGAGGACAATAGGATTTTGTCTTTGTTTGATTTGATTTAATCCATCCTTATGCTTACCTTTGTATAGGTGAGAATACAAACTAAAAGTAATATCCTATGTCATCAGATAAGGGAACAACGATTGAATCCATCTTTGACAGATGGGGAGAGCAGATTGAGGAACTCCGTGAGAAGATGTCCGACATCAAACAGCTCAACCACGCTCAGCTTGAAATGTACGCAAAGCGTCAGAACCTCGTTGAGGAGCGTGGCGTGGTGCTTATGAATATGGCGAAGATTAACTCTCAGGTTAAGGCTCTTTATAGTCAGAAGTATAAGGACTACAAGGAAAGAGGAAACCTTATCTACAAGAGCGAGGTTCAGCTTGAAAATCTTATCAAGGGAGAACTTGCAGAAGAGTATCACAAGCTGGAGATGTACAAAGTCCTGGCTGAGTTCTACGAGGAGACCCTAAAGACGATTGACAATATGATTTATGGCGTGCGCAATGTCATCACCATTCATCAGCTTGCCAACGGAGACACCTTTAAGTAAGGCTTACGATGATTCTTTCAACACAACTTGTACCTACGCTTGCAGGTGAAGAGGTCTCAAAGAAAGACTACCTTCTCCTGCATAGGTCTTTTGAGTGTGCTGTGGAGAGTGCCGTCATTAAAGGTCTTGATGCTATCAACATATCATCTACGGATAAGTCGGACTTATACCTTTACTACTTCTTGTCTCTTACCCCAGCCGTTAAGGTATGGTATGTGGATACGGACAACAGCGTAAAGAGCCTACTAATTCCCGTTTCTGATGACGAGGCATACACCTACTCTACGGACAAGACACGTGAGGTTGCGAAGGAAAGGTATGTAGGAAACTACCCAGCGTACAAAGAACCCTTCTTCAAACGTATAGACGAAGGAATGAAGTATGACTACGAGAATGGATTATACCATAACTCAGAACTACTTCCTCACCTCAAGAAGTCATCCAACCTCCTTGACGGGATTAAAATCACCATTGACAACTCCATTGAGATAAAGAGAAAGGAACGTATCTTCTCCTACCTACATCCTACTATCTCAAAGACAAGGATGGAACACCTAATCCACCAATACGAGAAGAGCAATCCTCTACCCTCCTCCTCTCCCAACCTTGGGTACTTAAAGGTAGTCCACAGAACGAGTGGGGCAGAGATGGGCATCGTTGGAGAGGTTTACATTTACAATGGGGATGGTAGCGTGTATGTCTTCTCTCTTGGTCGTCAGATGAACTCAAGTGACCTTGCGAGCGTGAAGGCGAAGATGGAAGCATTCTCCGAGAAGAATGGTATCAAGACTTCATCCAAGGTGCGTGCGGTGTCATATCAAACGGAGGAAGAGCTCATCACGGCTGTTCTGTCGTTTATTCCTTCGGTCTCCCCTCTGTTCTTCAGTATGACCTCTCAAAGCTCCATACACGAGCTGAAAAAGAGGTATATGGAGATTATACGTAAGCATATCCAAATGTCCTACGAGAAGGACACTACGGGGTGCTACAAGAAGAATGACAGCGTAGAGTCGCCATACAACATTCCCAAGGAGCTTACGCTCGTCATCAACTCAATGATAAACAGAGGGGTTGAGTCTCCATCAGACAAACTCCTTGAACGTATCTTTAGCGTGGCTTTTGCCGATGCCTCTCCCGTAGTATCCATTGACTATGGGTACATGTATGAACGATGGGATAGGGCTATTAAGGTAAAGGAGCAAACGACAATCCAATTCATAGGGAAGGAACTTTTCGGCATTAGGGACATTCCCGAAGAACCATTGGAGACCTCACTCACCTCCTCACACGTTGATATGATGCTCTATCCATACTGCGTAGGTATCGTGATGTTCGCAAGGATTGAGGAGCATCTGAAGCTATCCCATATCCTGATAGACCACGCTAACTTCGCAAGGATAGCACCCGACTCCGTCCTCTCATCACGAGTGATAGCGAACTCCATTATGTCCAAGTTCCTTATAGAGAAAGGTCTCGTACTCCCACCATGGAAGCCCGAGACCAAGACCCTTACGGGAGCTTACAACAAAGAACCGATTAAAGGATACCACCAAGGTGTTGTTCAGTATGACTTCACGGCTATGTATCCTACAATCATTCGTCAGTTTAATATATCACACGAGACACTCTTAGGTAGAGCTACAGAAGCGTGCGCAAAAGGAGCGGAGATAGACCCTACGAGGAATATCCCGTACTCTCCAAAGGTAGTGAAAGAAGCGACAGCTAAGTACCTCTCTTGTGACCCATCCTCCATCCATACGGCAGGTGGTAGCGTCTTCTCAAGCACCGAGAGGGGCGTTCTTCCAACGATTATGGATGTCCTCTTTGATAAGCGTATTCAAGCCCAGCGAAAGCTAAGGGAGGTCGAAGACGAAATCAAACGTCTAACGGAAGAATAGGAAGTAGGTCAGGAACGACAAAGCGGTAAGACTGAATAGACCTACAATCGCCCACGAGACGACCTGCCTGATGAAATAAGAACGTTCAAGATAGGGGAGTTGTAAAGTGTACTGCACGCCAAAGCAGTTCGACAGCTCCCCTTTTTCATTAGCGAAGTTGAAGACCTCCTTGTATAGCATAGACCCATCAATGCCAAGCTCTTCAATGAAGTACTTAAACTCCTTGACCTCGGCTTCCTTGAGGACGTAATCAAGTTTGTCCTCATAGCTTGGGTCTTTAGCGAGAACCTCAGCAGGTACAACTATCTCGCACAGCACGGACTCACCATCCTCATCAGGTCTCATCCCGTATCTGTTCATAACGGAAGCCATATCGTGATGGTCTGCAAAAATGTTCACTTTGAACCACTCTTTTGACTTCTTGCTGTTCTTTATTCTCGTAAGGAACTTATAATCAAGGTAATCCGCTATTTTCATTCGTTGTTTTATCGTTCTAACTATAATATAGTATTATAGAAGACAAAGACTACGACAATGAAAATGAGTAGGATGGATGCTATGTCGCCACCAAGCACTACTCTCGCAGACCTGCAAAACAGCATTACGCAGGATGTAGAGAAGAAGGGTTCGGCTACGACAATATATAGCACAAACAAGATTAACGAGATTATTGATTCCATAGCAAGTGGAGCACCAAAGGTAGACTATAAGCCTTTCTATAAGAAGAACCCTGAACTGAGGTCTCCCAATATCCTCTTTGAAATGACAGAGTGGGAGAGTGCAGAGTTTGATAGGTGCATGCTTGATGCGAACTACTTCACGGAGAACTACGCTAAGTTCAAGACCGACTACGGCTACCGCCTTGTTGAGCTGAGAGACTACCAGCGTGAAGCCGTTGAGCTTGTCACGAGCGAGGTCTACGATGAGGAGATGGATTTATGCGTCCCCGAGAATAGAAATGTCATCCTCATGCAGAGCCGTCAGACGGGTAAGTGCGTGACATACGACACCAAGGTGATGCCCCTTTGGGATGATGGAGACCAAGAGATTGGAGAGATTTACCACAAGTTTAGGAAGAAGACGTTCCTTGATAAAGTGAGGGATGTGCTTATGTGGTTTTATAAAAGATTGTAATTATGCTTTTACCAGCAGATAAGATTAACAGAGATGAGCCTATCGTTAAATCAGCTGTCCCTTACAAAGGGATACTGATTGAGGATGGAGATATTTCACTTGCCTCGTTTGATAAGGTAGTAATGCGCTCATTGTCGCTTGTTGTTGAATACATGTCAAATGCTACATTCAATAATCTGTATGCGAAGGATGTTATTGAAAGCCCAACGGATATATACCTCAAGTTTCCTATCGGAATCTGTAGAGGATACAACGATGAGTTTATATTGTGCTTTGCTCCGATAGACGTTGATGGATTAGAATATGAAGTGGCACGAGAAGGTGGTAATAATGAGGGAGTAGAGCCCGCTGATTTTATTGAATCCATATATGAATTGATGGAGGAGAACGGCACTCGTGTCGTTCCGATGTCAGTAGATATTACCTCAAACTATTACGATAAGAATAATACCTCTTATCTCGTTGATACTTCATCAAAGTCGTTTGTTGTAGGAAATCTTAGCCCTGAGTATGATGAGATGCTTGCAATCAAATTTGATGCTGGTGCACTGAGGTATCATCCTAACAGAAATGACAATATCCCATATCATACGCACTCGGTAAAATTCTTTTATAATAGTAGGGGGAATTTATCGTGTAACATAAATACGCACCCTCTCCCTATCTATTCCGTGAACAGCCCATACAGAGACCCAAGTACAAGGATGGCAGTAATCAACGATAAGATAGCCTCTGATATGAGGGAAATAGTCTCTTATGTATTGTCTCAGGAGAATGCGTATAAGATTATATCTAATAACATTCGCACAATAGGGGTTCTCCAAGTGAAAATATCCTCAAGGGATGAGGATGGAAGTATGGTGCATGACCATAGTACGAATAATATCATACGTGGCGCATTATCAGGTTCTGACGAGAGCGCAAGAATGGAAGTATTAACCGAATTAAAGTTTACGAAAGATGTAGAAAGATGTTTATCATAAAAAGAAGCCTCAAGGAGTTTGTAGGAAAGCTCATTGAGAAGATTGACCTATACCAAGCAAGACACCACGAGCTTGACGAGAATGACGACACGAAGAAGATAATAGATACCATTGACGTAAGTGAACAGAGGCTTCGTGTCCTTACCGATACGGGTTACGAGAAAGTGATCCATATCCACAAGACCCAACCTTATAGGGTCTATACCATAGAAACAGAAAACGGGGAGAAGCTCAGCTGTGCGGATAACCATAAGCTGTTCTTCTTTGACAAGGAGGCTGGAAGACCCGCAGAAGAAGTCTTCGTCAAAGACCTGAAGAAGGGCGACTGCATCGCTGTCTTTGGTGGGAAGGACTACGTCAAGTCCATCACCAAGCACGGGTTCTCCCATTCAATGTATGACCTTACCATTGACAGCAAGAACCACCGATACTACACGAATAATATCCTATCGCATAATACTACGACTATCGTAGCTATCATCGCTTGGATACTTTGCTTCAGTACGGATAAGAATATCCTTGTGATGGCGAATAAGGGTGCTACTGCAAAGGAGATTATCAGTAAGCTCGTAGAGGTGTTCAAGGGTCTCCCGTTCTTCTTAAAGCCTGGGTGTATATCCTTCAATACGGAGAGTATCGTCCTTGACAACGGATGCCGTATCATCTCTCAGACGACTACAGCGTCTTCAGCTATCGGTTTTACCATTGACATGCTTTACCTTGACGAGTTTGCCCACGTAGATAGAAGCGTAGCGTACGAGTTTTGGCGTTCGGTATATCCTACTATCTCTGCTTCAAAGACTTCAAGGTGTATCATTACGTCTACTCCTAATGGTATGTCAAATAAGTTCTTTGATATATGGGATGGTTCACAGAAGGGGCTGAATAGCTTTGCGAGTAAGAAAGTATATTGGTGGCAAGTCCCAGGTCGTGATGCTGAATGGGAGCGCAAGACACGCTCTGACTTCGGTGACAATGAGTTTGACCAAGAGTTCAACCTTTCCTTCAGCGTATCCTCTACGATGCTTCTGAAAGCAAGAGACCTCAAGTTTCTCAAACGTATCAGCAAGGAATACGTACAGCACGACTTGAATGGGCTAAGGAAGGAGCTTAACGACAAACTCACTTGGCATCCTGACTTTGACCCGTATAGCATTGACTATATGCGTGACGCATTCGTCCTCTCTCTTGATACGGCTCAGGGGTCTCCTATCCAAGATGGCAGTAAGTTGGACTCTGACTATAACGTACTTAATATCTTCAAGCTCGTTCCTATGTCAGAAGCCGCACTAAGAGACCCATATCGTGTCATCAAGGATGTGCGTGATTGCTTCAGACTTGTTCAGATTGGCATTTACTTGGATAACAAGACCAACGAGAAAGACCTTGCAGAGGTTGCTAAGTACGTTACGTTTAATCTGTTTAGGAATGGTATAGGAGATATTGACAACACGAGAGTCCTTGTTGAAGTAAACTTCAATGGCGGTCGTTTTATGGATGTCTTCAGAAGTCACGATAACTTCTACGACAACGTACTTATACATACGGCTCATAGGGTTGCTATGGATGGTGAGTTCATCCCCTTGAAGGCTGGTTATAAGACAACTCCTGGGAATAGGTCTTACTACATTGACCTTGGTCGTGATGGCATTGAACAGAGACGTATTATAACAACCCATACGGACAAGAAGGCTAATCTCAGTACGGAGGGTCAGCTTAGCTCATTTGGTAAGAACAAGAAGGGTAAGTATGAAGGTATCGCTATCCACGATGACATCTCAATGACGACACTCAACCTGAGTAGGTTGTTTGACTCAGAGGAGTTCTTATACTTCCTATCCAACTACTACGAGACCTTCCTTGAAGGGATGCCTACTTATATTTCATCAGCTATCAACAGCTACTACTCCAATGATGAGCAGGACTTGTATAACCTCCACGATGGTATCAAGGGAGCGTTGCAGATTGCTTCGGGGTATAGCACGAGGGATGAGGAAATCTATGACATATATAGGGGGATGCGCTAAATATGGGAAAGCGAATGGCAAGTTTTTATGGCAGAAGATAAATCAAGAGTAGTTCAACTATTTGACGGGACAGCACAACCCGTCTACCCCGTAGTCGCCTTTGAGAATGTCTGTGACATTGTTGAGACCTCGGGTGATAATAAGGTTATACCAAACGTTCTCGGTAGTGCGGCGAGACGCAGAGCGAGCGATTTCCTTGGTGTTGGTCTCACCCCCGTTTATAACGACAATGAGGAGGCTAAGATTATCAAGCGTATCAATATCTCGCCATCGGGTTCACCTGATGCCCCTGCAACGCTTTCTATTGAGACGGACTCTCTGTCTAAGGGTCTTGAGCGTACTCTGAATAAGGAGACGACTATTCCCGTTGCGAACCGCATCCTCACGAAGGGTGTTGCCTCTGCACTTAGAAATCTGATGCCATCTAATCCTGCCGATTGGGGGACGGGAAACTATGTGACGAGTGGGGATAATGCTTCTGCGAATATGTACCTCTTTGTAGAAAGCCTATATAAGAACATCTCCGATAAGCTCTTCAAAGAGCTGAAGGGTAGAACGCATAATGGTGCAAAGGTCGGTGAAATCCTTATTGATGGTGGTCACAAGACGGCTTCTCCTAACGACTATGTCAACGTCACACCTACCAAGCCTAAGAACAGAGACTTCGGAACTCCTATGGGTCTCTTTGCTATGGATAGTGGCATCCTTCTGCAAGACGAGGATAGCGAAGCATCTTATGCTATAACCAACCTTACTATCAACAGAGGCGTTATCACTGCAACGAGAAATAGGATTAGCGGTGGAGGTGGCACAGCAGGTGCTCTTAACCTTCCTTCGCTTATCACCACACTCACGGGTGAGATGAATAAGACTACGGGTCGTGCAGGTGGTTTTGATAATATGCTTGATAAGTTCTTTGATGAGAACATCAAACGTTACTCAACGAGGTATAGGAAAGCCGCTAACCTTCCCGTACGTATAAAGAACAACGCAGAGGGTGTAGAGTCTACTGCACTTCCTAATAAGGGTGCAGGGGATACTATCAATGTCCTATCAAATGCCTATATAAACAACGATGGTTATCTTGTTCTTCAGAAGCAGTCTGTAACCATCCCTTCTGCTGTCGCTGGCGGTGGTGGTACGGCTACGGATGCTCTTACGCTTAACAAGGCAGAGAAGCAGACGACAAACAAGCCTATCAACCTTGATGGTCTTGGTGCTGAGAACCACGTTGCTCTTAAAGTAGATGGTAAGGTCACTACCTCAGAAGGATTCTATGAAGTCTCTGACGAAAGACTAAAGGATATAGTCGGTCGTCTATCCTCCAGCGAGATTGATGTTATCCTTAATGCTCTTGCAAGCCCTATCAGATATACGATGAAGGGTGAAGAGGATGGTCAGGTGCAGCTTGGCGTTGTGGCGCAGGAGATACAGAAGATAATCCCCGAAGTAGTATCCTCTCAGATTATTGAAGGAGAAGAGCGTCTTATGGTGGACTACTCTCGCCTTTCGGTTGTCGCTCTTTATGCTGTAAAGGGTGTCAAGGCTGAGATGAACGAACTCACCAAGCGTATGAACAACCTTGAAAGTAAATTTGAAAGTTTCATTAAGCAATGCCACAAAGGGTAACGACAACAGAACTGCATACGGAGATAAAGCACGCACGGGACGCATATAAAGGCGTAGGTCACGATTACCACGGAAATATCCTACGCAATATGCTATCTAACGAGCTGTTCTCCAATCCAACTCAGGATGCTTTTCTCAGGGGTATAGAGGTGCTTATAGAGGAGCTTATTGATTCGGTTAAGACCATCAAAAAGCATTTCTCCATAGCCCATAAGAAAGGTGGTAATAGGAGACGAGAGAACATCAACTAATAGAATAAAGAGAGGGAGCGACAACGCCTCCCTCTCTTGTTTTTAGGTAAATACGATTAGCAAACGGAAGTGTCAATGAGGTATAAAGCTATCAGCTCTCTCCTTGGAATGAAGTTCTTTTCCTTGGATGGTAAGCAACAAAATATCAAGCATAATCATATTGTATCATTCTTCATAGAACCCAACGATGGGTTTGAAGCCAAGGGGTATGTAGTAAACCTTGGTGATGGAGAGTTTGAGTTTGTCATAGAAGACGGAGGCTCACGATTTGATAATGGCACGAAGGGTGATATATTCTTCGTGAACAACCTCTCTGAGCTTACCTATACGATGAGCTTGGAGCGTCTTGATATAACTTACGAGGATGAAGAGTATAGTACCTCTGACGAAGGCTCTGTGAGGTTTGAAGGTAGCAAGGTGAAGAGCATCGCCCTTAGGGATGATGAGGATAAACACCTTGTTGCTAAGATGCTCAACTCGTTTATTCCATTCCCTTCGTTCTCGCTCGTTGGCTCTATTGAAATGGAGAAGGGTGCGGTAGGTCTGATGAATACCTCCGAGCTTGTTATTCTCGGAGAGCGTATCGCAGACAACTACGTATCCACCTACTACACTCCATTCTCTAATATACCTCCGCATATCAAAGTAATCAACGGAGTACCTTGTCTTGCTACATATCGTATTATCGCTAAGGCTGAGGATGAGGCTGTCGTCTTTGAAGTATCCTCAGATAGGGGTAGCATATCGGAAGGGGAAAACGTAGAGCTTGTAGCACCCATCTCTTATTCTAAGGTGGAATATGAAGGGAAGGAGTATAAGCTAAGAGAGTTGGGTAACTTCTCCGATATACCTATCAAGAGAGATACGGCATCGGCAGTGTCTCCTATCGTCCTGCACTACGGGATGAAGGCGGATAACGAAGGTGTCTTTGACAGCACGCTCTCGCTAAGTCTTGTAGAGGAGTTCGTTCCTCTTGCAGATGATTACTCCTCGGTTGCTACACAAGAAGAGTACAAGAACCTTGTATCGGTATATCCATTCTGTACCATAACGCTTACAAGCGAAGTGGAGGGTCTTGATGATAGACTACGTACCTTCTTTACTAACTTCGGTATTCCCGACCCTAAGGACTATCAGGAAGCGTTCAAGGACGCTCCTCTAACACCTCTTGACGCACGCTTCATCAACGACAAGAGTAAAGAGCTATACCTAATACATCAAGATATATTCCCCTATGCAGGTACATACAAAGGCTTGCTTAATGCGGTAAACTATCTTGGTTATGATGACATCTTCTTTAGGGAGTGGTACACAAGAGTGGATAACCCTGAGGAGAAAGCCCCTGAGGTTGGGTTTATCTCTATGGATGTCAAGAAGGGTGTCACTCTTTCAAGTAAGCTCAAAGCCACCAATATAACCTATGGTGAATACCTTGACCTCAAGAAGCTGAGAAAGCTGTCCCTTGTATATAACATCAACAAGGTAGTAGGAGAGGATAAGCATAGCATCCCCGTAACGGAGAAGGTATATGACTATACTCAGGACGTACTACTCCTAAAGCTGTATGCACTTCGCTCCTGGCTTAGTGAGTATATCATAGGTCTGCAATCGGAAATCACCGACATCGTAGGTGAAGCATCGTTCTTCCACGGACATCCCGTAAGGCATTACACTACGGGCGGTTCGGCTCTTGAGGTGGAGAAGGTGATGAAGATGAGACCTAAGTGGAATACAGATATGACCATTATGGAGGATGAGACGAGTGGTGCATATACGTATATCCGTATGGAGAATAGCGGGACGAGTATCAAAATCTCCGATATAGGAGACAAGACCTTCCGTGACTTCGTGGACTATGCCGTGAATACCTCTCCGCATGCAGAGAATGGGTTTAACGTAGCTAAGCGTATGCACCTCACCCCTCCATCTACAAGTACGTCTATCATCTACGCTGACAAATGGAATCCAAATAACTCTTTGGAAATTCCATTGGGTGCTACATTCAGCTTTCCCGTGCAGTATGAAGAGCTGACCTATGTAATAGAGCTTGACGAGACGGATACCTTCGCTATGTTTGCTGGTCTGTTTGATAGTCATTCGGCATTCCAAGGGAATCCTATCTTCATCCACGATAACAAGATGACCCTTCCTGACAAGTCTAAGAAGTCGGTATTCATCAACCTCCCTTCATTCTTCGTGTCGGAAGGTCGTGTGTATAACTACGACCATAAGTATGGCTTCTTGGAGATTGCATACGAGATTACGAGAAGGGATGGGAAGTACATCCTCCTCAAGGATGGTGAGGTTATCCACACCAGCGAAGAGCCTATCGTTATCACCCCTTCAAACAAGGGCGGGGAAGAATGTATCTTTGAATACAACGAAGCAGACAATACCCACACATTGAGTTTTAGGTATGATATGTTTGGCGATGGTCTGTATGCTATCGTTATAGATGAAGGTAGCTTAATCACCACCTCTTCTAATAGCTCAAACATGGGCGAAGAGAATGACGAGATAATCTACTTTTCCTCTACCACGGATAAGGATAAAGGTATAAAGTCTTCGTCTATCACGGCTAAGGCAAGGATGCTTATCCCTACAAGGACGAGATATAACAGCGCAAGCTATATCCTTGAGCAGGTATGCGTATATCTCTCTTCACGCACGGAGCTTAACATCAATCAGGTGTATGATGAGAAGATAGCAGGTTCATTTGGTCAGGAGTCTGTTTACGTACAGCTCCCAAGGGCTGGTATGTATTCGCTTAAAGCGGTTATAGCTGACGAGTACAACAACGCACATATAGCAGAGGCGAGGAAGAAGCATATCGTCACGAGGAATGAAATTATGACCTCTGATTATAAGCCCGTAACAAGGATTGTCGCTATCACCGAGGATATGCCAAATACGAATGTAACTACCGACATCAACATTCAGGCGAGTGAGTATCCTATCCTTCCTCTTGTAGACAAGGTCCAAGCCCGTGGTTCTATGGAGGTGTCTATTAACGGAGTTGATTATGATGCTGTTTCTTTTGAGGATAAGACCATATCATCCAACATCTCCAAGGGTGACTTCATCTATATGGACAACCTCACCATCCGTGCTGTTAGTGGTGTGGAGTTCACGGATGATAATTACATCTACCTCAAGGTAAAGAGAAACCCAAGTGTAGACTATCAGGGTCTCAATAGGAGTGGTGCAGAGATGGCTATGACTATCTTTGATACGGAGCAGAATACCGAGTACGCTACCTACAATGTTGTCGTTGAAAGGGCTTATACCTCACTCAAGTCTGTACCCGAAAACGAGAAGCTGATTAACTCAGCTATCTTTGATAGCAACGAAGTGATTTACCTCAAGTGCAGAGTATCAGATGACAAGTACCACGAGTTCAAGGATACCTATGAAGAGATAAAGAAGAGAAGGGACAACAAGATTACCATTGGTCTTAATTCTTCTATGAGGAGGAATGTAATTGCCGATGACCCATTCTGCCGTAATTGGATTATTGATGGGGTTAAGTTTGCATCTCTTCCCGTGTCCTCCTTCGCAGGCATCAGCTTTGAACGTGATGCTGTCGTCAAGCTGTCCTATCTAAGAGACATCGGCATCTCAGGTGGAGTATGTATCAGCGAGTGCGCCTACAAGGTCATAGACATCAAGTACGAGATGGCAAAGGCAAAGGAGTATAGCGTCTTTTGGAAGTTCAAGAAACTTGTAGATGAGGACGAAGAACTCAAGAGAGCTATATACAACTCAAGAGTTAAGGAGCTTGTCTTTATCAATGGATGGTTTGATACTGAGGTGGCGCACCCCAATGGCAACCATCGTATATCTACATTGTCAGGAAGGAATGTAACCACACTGCAACTTTCCAATGCACATAATACCTACGTTCAGTACATAGGTAAGGCAGAGACCTCTCAGGCTACTCTTAACGGGAGACAATTCGTTGTACTCAACGAAGAGACATCCCATTACGCTCCATATATGGATAGCACCTTTGAACTCTACGGAAGGAAGTTTGATGAGTGTAAGTTTAGAGCAATATGGGCTAAGCCATCTGCATTCGGTTCGGAGCGTATTAGGAGCATCCTTGAAGGCGAGAGGAGAGATGATAATATACGTGCAGGAAAGAGTGGCGATATTGTGTCCCTATCCAATATGAAGGTCATCTTAGATAAAGCCACCATAAAGCCCAATTCCAATATCATCATAACAGCTGAATTGCCCGATTCATTGAGTTATTATCCATGCGTTATTTTTTGGCGTATCTATAATACCTTAGACAATACTCTCATAGGAGAGTGCCACAACGTTTCACTGCAACTCAACCTACCTCTTGATAAGGGTCTTGACGAAATGACCTACAGAGTAGAATGCGAGTTCCTTGATACCCGTGGCAATAAGAAGGATACAATCAAACCCTTCTTTGTCAAGGTAAAGAAGTAGATTATGCTAAAAAGGATTATCTTCAAAATTATTGAATTGTTCTTCACGAGGGACGAGAAGGTTTGGCTTGTAAGGAACGTGTCTGCATTATGCGACTACGACCTGAACACCAACATTGAAGAACCCGAAGAAGTAACAAACGAAGAGAAGAAGTTAAAGGATATGGGTAAGTTCTCTACCCCTATCAAGGAGATAAAAATCTCCATCAGTATGGATAGTGAGGATTAAGAAAAGAATCAGATATGGCAAATAGAAAGCAGAATGCGGTGTACTTTCAGTATATCCAAGGTGTAAACCAAAATGAAATAGTATCCCTCATGGGGTCAGAGCGTCTCCCTGATGGGAGAATTGCTTACACCCTTAGCGATATGAACGTGGTCTCGGATGACCTTATCTACCCCCTTTCTCGTATCGGTGGCAGTGATGTTAGGCTTAACGAGCAGACGGGAGAGTATGAAGAAGTTCCCGCCTTCGCTAAGCCACGTCCTCTCGCTCAGTATAAGGTTATTCAAGTACCATACCCCGATAGGAAGTGCTATAACTTCTTCGCTGTAGACTCAAACAACGAGATGCAGTTTATCAAGCAGTATGATGCTAAGGGTCGTCCCATCGGCAACTACCCTAACCCAAGGTTTAACCCTTCTCTCATCACGTCATTCTCCTATGAGAATATCATACCCATCCCTAATGATTTTGCCGTTTCATACGTGAACTTCGTTAATCCCGATGAGGATGAGGATTATGACCTTATTGACCTATCGGATGAAGATGTAGCAGAGGAAATGGTTATAACCCCTCCTCAGAAGATAATCGTTAGTGAGCCTATGACCAAAGTGGTAGCTGACGATGATACTATGGAACTACTTAAACCCGTCTGTCGGGAAGAACCACGAACGATTTCTGATATTGACGAAGAGCTTATCACACGCATCCTCAAGAACTCAAAGAAGAAGGATAGCACGCTCTCTATCGGTCTGAGTATTGAACTCCCCGTGAAGACGATTGTGGATGTTGTACGTGCTACCTTTGAGAACCCTGATGAACATATCAATAGGATGTGCGAGAAGCTCGTTCAGTCGGTCTCTACGGAAGATATTAAGAATAAGATGAAGGAGATTATTCTTGACCTCTATACAAGCGAAGCAGAGGTGAATCCAAAGAAGGATAAGCCCGTACGTCTTGATGACAATAAACCTCGTGAGGTTGAAGACACCAAGGTCGTCACCATCAACGAGAAGACAGAAGGCAAGGAGATTACTCTTGAAGAGGCTATCAAGGTGACTTCAAAGAAGAAGGATGAAGATACACCACTTGCAAGTAAGAAAGTGAAGTCAAAGGATATGACTCCCGAGGAGATTAAGGCAAGGAGGATAGAGAACCTCCGCAAGGCTCGTGAAGCCAAGAAGCTGAAAGCACTCCAAGAGAAGGAGAATAACTAATACCTAAACAAACCGAAGAAGAAGGGGAAGGCATCATTGAATGCCCTCCCCTTTCGCTTTCTATTCTGTGACTCTTAGTAATCCGCTGTAATGGTCAAAGTCACACTCGCAGGTTATCACATAGTCTACTCCACTATCAAAACCCTCTCGGGTAAGAGTAGCGTTGTCGCAGTCTTCAAAGATACGCCCATTATAGGCTAATAGGTTGTCACTACCTCTAAACCGCTTCTTCTTTCCGACTATGAATATATTGCGATAGACTTTCATATTACCATTTATAGGAATAGTCATCCCCGAAATCATCAGCTAAGAGATAGTGCGTCTTCTTAGCCTCATAGGTAGATATAACATACTTATACTCGTCCTTATCGCTCAAGAACTTCTCGTCAGGAGTTGTCGTCTTGGCGTGCTTGAAGAACTCCTTATGGATACTGAATGTGGTTACGTTATCATCATCGCTATAAGGAATGACAGCATCAATCTCAGTGACAAGGAACATTTGAATGTCAAACATAAACGTAGCAAAAATTTCCGCTCCGCCTATAATGAACGTATCTCCCTGATTATCACCGATATACCTCAACACTTCAGCCCTACTTCGCAATACTACAACGTCATCACGCTCCTCCATTGTCTTGGATAGGACGATGTTCACCCTATTGGGTAGAGGCTTGCATCCAAGAGACTCAAAGGTCTTTCTACCCATCACAACACTCTTGTCACTTGTCATCTCCTTGAACCATCTTAGGTCACTTGGGATATGCCAAGGCATCTTACCATTCACTGCTATAACGCCATTCTTGGAAATGGCAACAATCCCGAGTATCATACTGCTACCTTTCCTGCAATATGTGGATGTGGGTCGTAGTCAAAGAGCTGGAAGCTCTCGTAGGTGAAGTCGTCAATGTCCTTCACCTTTTCATCAAGGAGGATATATGGGAGAGGACGAGGTTCTCTTTGGATTTGCGTCTGTATCTGCTCCATATGGTTAGAGTAGATATGTACGTCACCAAGAGTGTACACAAGGTCTCCTGCAAATAGACCCGTAACGTGCGCCATCATCATCAGAAGGAGCGAGTAGGATGCGATGTTGAAGGGAACACCAAGGAAGAGGTCTGCACTGCGCTGGTAGACTTGCAGAGACAGCTTATTGTCAGCTACGTAGAACTGCATAAAGCAATGGCAGGGAGGAAGAGCCATCTCGTTAATCTGACCAACGTTCCAAGCGGAGATAATCATTCGTCTGCTATCGGGGTTATTCTTGATACATTCAACAATATCCCTTACTTGGTCAATATATCCTCCGTTAGGTAAATCCCAATGTCTCCACTGATGACCATAGACCTTTCCAAGATTGCCGTCCTTATCTGCCCATTCGTTCCAAATGCGGACACCATTATCTTGTAGGTACTTTATATTGGTATCGCCACTCAAGAACCAAAGGAGTTCGTGGATGACGCTCTTGAGATGCACCTTCTTCGTGGTAAGGAGAGGAAACCCATCCTCCATACTGAAACGCATCTGATGACCGAAGATACTTGTCGTACCCGTACCCGTGCGGTCTTCCTTGTAGACCCCTTCGGAGAGAACCCGATTGGCTAAGTCAATATACTGCTTCATGTCTTGTTATTATTAAAGTGATGAAATACTCTACAACAAAGGTAAGCAAACTTCACCGAAGAAAAAATTTCTCGGAAGTTTTGGTAGTTTCAAAAAAGTTCTTACCTTTGCAGTGACAAGAGGTCAGAAACATTTGAAATGAGCAAACGAGCGAGAGTTGTGAAAGCAACATCGCCACTATATATGAGAGTACTACGGGTGCACAACCTCCACTATCATCCTTTGTTACTAATGTGTGTGTTACTTGTTTTCGGGTTAGTGTAAAGGAGTGCACCCCGTACTTTCCCCTATGTTTCTGATACTTTTGATTTTTGGCTATGTAGCTCAATGGATAGAGCAGGTGCGTCCTAAGCACAAGGTTGTGGGTTCGAGTCCCTCCATGGTCACGATTTAAGGGGAAACTCTTTATTATCGGTTTGTTTAACAAGGTTTAGGCGTGCGCTTATCGGGAGATAGGTGCACGCTGTTTTTTATGCCATATCCCCTAAATATCTCTGATAATCAATATCACGAAGTTTACGATGTCAAAGAAGAAAAATATAGAGTCCGAAGAAGTCCTATTCGGTGTCCATTTTGAAGAGGATTTTGATGTGGTTGGAAGAAGGCAGGAAGCAACACACGTCCTGATGAACCCATACATGGTGGACGCTCCACCGCTCCTCTTATCGTCTTATATGGAGTACAAGGTTCTTCTCGGGTCTATTCTTGAGAGAACTCCTTTCGTATTCAAGAACATAAAAGGCAAAGCCCCGTCATGGAACATGCACAATGAAGAATTGATTTCTAATGGGGATAGCCATCATTCAGGTGTTAAATTTCTCGTGCCATCTAACAGAGAAATACCTGATAGGATAAATGTAGCGTTTAATGGCGATTTGGATATTACAAATTCTGTTGCCTATCTTCCTTATGAGATAACGGGTAGACAGCCTATCGGAAGAGGCTTCGGCTCTGACATGGATAGTCATACGTTCAAGAGAAAGACACTTAACGCTTATAAGGCTCAGATGTCTGATGATTTGAGGGACTACTCTGTACAGCCAGGTTCTTTCCTTTATGGTCTAAAAGAGCCATTGTCTTCTCTTTCAAGTGAGGACGATGGATTTACCGACTATGGTTTGAAGGCTTGGTTGGATACGAAGAATCAAGCGGACTTCTACTATGGGAGACATTCTTCTGCATACGATTATCCTACACTCGCTAACGCCACCAAGACGAGATACACAACTCACGTTGGTGAGAGGTATAGCACATTGCATACACGAGCTAAGCAATCCTTTGACCTTCTTAACACGAGACACACGGAAACATATGATATAGATAAGTACGACAAACGTATATCTACACGTAACTTTGTAGATTGGGGGCATGGTCGTGATAAGGTTAATTACAGCAACGTAAGACCCGACTTCCATTATATGGTTCTCCGTATGGATGCGAGATACATTAGAGAGGGAGAGCGTGTTCAGTACGGGGACTTCCTATGTCGTCTTCTTGGTGTTGATTTTGATAACCCTGATGGTAAGCCTATTGACGAGCGTCTTGACAGCCTTGGCGTGAAGTTCCTTAATTGGGCTATCTCTGAAATCTCTATTCAGTCGCTGATGAACAGACCTGGGTATGACAAGTCTGAGGATGCGTTCGTGGAGTTTGAGCTGAAGACAGCACTCAACGAACAGCTCTTTAGCGAATGGAGAAACTTCAGCTATATCACCAAGGTAGATGCTTACGTCAAGCTGGCTCTCCTACATTCTGACTTGGTTCGTATCAAGATATATGCTAATCGCCTTACTGATTGGCTGAACAAGACCTATCCAAAACTCTCTGAAACGCAAAAGAGAGAGTTCCCTCTTATTCCTAACAACGATAGGTATATCAATGGCGAGGCTAATGTTGTTCCTTTCGTCCTTGACGGATGGTACGCTATGAAGGAGCAGGCTCGTGACACGGGTGCTAAGATGGCTGATTATAGTAGGTACGAGCATCCAAGTCTATATGGCACTGCATCGTTCTTTGATGCGTATACTCATTCTGAGAATGGAGGCAATGGCGTTCTAAATGGGAGGACTGAATATGCCAGCTCAAGCCTTAGAATGGGGTTCTTAGGTGGTATGACGGCATTTTCGTCTTCTATGGATACACCAACATTGGTTGGTAGCGAAATTTTCAGCAGGAGACCTTCTGATGCAGTTATCTCTGAGTCTATTCTTGGACATACATATGATAATGGAGTATCGGCAGGCATTGCTTTCTCTTATAGAGACAACTCAGCTCTCAACGCAAACAGAAAGAGGATACAAGATTTTGGAGCTACACTCGTACTCACAGAGAATGCAATGACATCACGTTGGTGGTTTCAATCTCCTGAGTTACGTAAACCTTCGGACAACAAGAAAACTACAGCTCCTTACACGGCAGATGCAATGGATAACCAATACTATTGGGGTCTTGTATTCGCTGACCAGCTTGCATATTACCCTTGGGTGTATATCTCAAAAGATACGCACCTTAAGATGCTTCGTGCCTATGGTGTCGGTGCTCAGCACACGCAGAACTTCATAAAGAACAAAAAAACACATGATAGGATTCTTGACAGCACGTCACTTATCTTAGCACCAAGTTTCTTTACGACTATCTATAGCAGTTGTCTTCAGATGTATGATTCTGCAATGGATAAAAACTCCGATGAAAATCAGCTTATTGGTGCTATTGATATTAGGAGAAACTACCTTAGTGTAGTTGATGGCGTTGCTAAGCATGATACGATGTCAAGCCTTTCTGCCTTCATTCCTGCAAGCTGTTACTTGGCTATGTTAGGGTCTATCCCTTATCGCCATATGAAGCTCGTTCTAAGCTCTTGCGGTGGTGTATTCGGAGGTGGTATTACGGGTGGTAGCTTGTACGGAGACCTTGCGCTTATTGACCCCGTCAGAGCAACTTCAAGGAGAGCCGTACGTGAAGCCCTTGAGGAGATTGAGCTTGGCACATCGGATGATACGACTACGACATCTCTTGCTGGTCTTGACAGCCTTGGTGATAGGTTTAATACGGGAGATGCTGAAGATAGGATTATGCAATTTAACGTGGAGAAGAAGTTGGCTCTAAGGAAAGACCTTATCTCTACATTCTATCAGTCATCTCGTATTGGCTCGTATAACGCCACAAAGGACGTTCATAAGCTCACTTTCAATGTGATTAACAACGAGCTACTAAGCAACTCTCCCGCTCCGCATTTGGGTAATGAAACGCTTGCGTATGACTTGCTTCAAGAACGTTCTATTGACAACGCTATCAGCTCGCTTGTCTCAAGTACGAATGCTAAGATGAATAGGCTTCCAGCGGATGCACTTGCTCTGAACTACTTGAAGACAATGTCTAATACGTATGACAAGAGCTTCGATATTGACGACTTGAACTATAGCATTCTGATTATTGAGAGTGCAAAGACGGCTCTTCTTAACCTCGTGAAGTTCTACTATGCCAATAAGCTGGAGGTGAGCTATCCAGGAATCAACCTTCCTGAGATGGTGAACTTCTCCAACACGGGTATCAAGGGGCTTAATCGTCCGTTCTCCGATAGTGAGCTTTTATCTCTGACGGGTAACTACACTTCTGTTTCAGTAGACCCAATGACCAAGCTCGTTGCGCAGAAGGGGCTTGATGCAGATGCGTTCGGTACTTCATATACGAGAGGGGGTTACTACGATAGCCTCGGTAAGATGGTATCTAATGCTACGGGATTTGAAAATCAGGCTGGGACAATCTTTGAAGGGAAGAAGAGACCTCGCCTCCTCGGGAAGGAATGGTATCTCTCGGAGCTTGCTAACCCATATATGTCGGATGCACTCAGACTGCATACGACCTCCGTTCCGTTCTCGTCAGGTGCTGGTGATAACTATCGCCTTCCTCTTTCGGGGAATGCTATGTATCTAACTCCTTCCCTTGTCACGCACGCTACACACGAAGGGAAGAACCACGAACGTGCATTCAGTATCTCTAATCAGAGTTACTACAAGACGGCAACGTATAACGACCTTCTAAACAACGATGACGTGATAAGGTTCTTCAAGGAGAACGAGGTCGTCATCAACAAGCAGATATTCCTAAGTCAGCCTTATTCATATAAGGATGACGGGTCTCTTGACTTCACTCCATTTGTATTCAACTCACTTCTGCATAGTGCTATTGAATATGGAGATACATTCAGATGGAAGACGGCAAACAACGTCCCCGTAGAGGTATCTCTTAGGAATGGAGAGAACAGCTTGTACGAAATCTACTCACGCACTTATGGCAGGAAGACACCTCTCCTTATTCCTTCGTATAAGAGGAAAGGTTATTCTGATACTATTGGTGAGTATATGCTCATCAGTGCTCTGAACAAGACTGCTGATGTAGATAACGCCACCATATGGTCTCACGTCAATTCAAAGCCCATCAATTCCGTTTCTGTTCCATTCGTTAAGTATGGATGGGATATTCAGAACCTTGAGCGATGGACAACGCAGGAGAACTTCGGTAATGACCTTTACAATGACGTGAAGGCTAACAACGCACGTTCAGTCAAAGACCATAGAGGCAACTACCTTCTCCATTACGCACGTCTTTCTCCACAGAATAAGAATGCGGCTATCTTCACTGACCTCTTCTGTAAGTACACACCTTACGAGCAGTACAATGGTATTACGTCAAGTAGGTATCATACGACTGCATCTAACGCAAATGGTAGAGACACCCTGCACGCTGTATGGAGACTGAATGTCCTTTACGTCCTTTACCTTGAACACCGATGGGGTAAGGAAGTAGAGCGAGTTATCAAGGCTAAGGGAGGTAGCGACAGAGTTCCTTTCATTGATGATATAGCGAGAGCATTCTTTAATGAATGTATGGCGAAGACTGACCTTCCAAGTAACACCTTCACCAACCTCACCAAGATGCGTGATATGGATTTGACTAAGGGTGGTGCTTTGAATAAGGTCTACAAGGAGATGGTCAATGTGCTTGAAGAGTTCGCCCAGCGTGCTGTATCCCTTGATAGAGGTACGGGTAGTCCTATGATGTGGCTATCGGTAGACCCCAAGGTGAAGGCTCTTAGCACTAACCCTTATGTACAGCCCAATGCTGGATACCCACTTTACCCCGCTTATGGCACTAAGGTGGATTCACTCGGAAAGGATGGCAACTTCCTTCTTGATACTTATGGGGAGACCTCCGCTCCGCTACAAGCCGTAAGGTCTCTCGGTGCGCACCTCCTCCTTGATGGTATTGCGAAGAATGATGTCAAGCGTTCTACTCTTAGAGGTATTGACGTTCCTAATGACTGCTTCTTCTACGGGTTCAATCCTAAGGATGAGAGATATACGGGTACGCATAACTTCGCTCAGTTCCATTTTGATGCGAACAATGGTAGGAGACACGATTACTACGCATTCTCTCCAAGGCAGAAAGCAAGTGGTATCAACCTGATGGATTATACGAAGGAGAGTGGTAGGATTATCAAAGCATCTGCGTTTACTCTTCATACGAAGAAGGCTTCATCGCATACAGACTTCCTCAACTCTCCATCTATCTCAGGTGGCACGTCAGCTGATATGACTGCCTTTAAGGCTGGTGCTGTTGATGGTGTCAAGCAACATTCACCTTGGATGTTCTCTGCACCATTTAAGAGCAATCACTCCCATGCAGGTGTAGAGGCTTATGGGGGTAAGATGTACGCTCGTGAGATGGAGACGCTTTGGAATCCATATAGCGTCAAGCATCTCGTAGGAAGTGGTGGTACGGACAAGCTCAATCCTCTGATGATGTTTGGTACGTGTTCATCGCTATCAGACCTCAAGGGCGAACAGCTTTCGGGTGCTGTCGTGTCGGGTGTCAATATCAGTGGTGGTATGCTTTACGACCCACACTCTATCAAGCCTATATTCCTATATCCTGGTAATTCGGAGACTACGAAATTTGGTACTTTATTATCAAGAGAGAAGTATGATGTCTTCACTTGGGCTACCATCAAGGAAGACTATATGAATGAGCTTTGGGCTACGCCTACAGAAATCACTGCACCAGCCGCTCTAACTCAGTCCAAGAAGGACGGCTTTGCTAATAGCGCAGAGAGCATCAGGAAGAGGTACAAGCTCAAGGGTGTTAAGCCTACCTCCGTGAAGAGGACGGATGCTCCTAAGGTGGAATCAACTATCTATGGTATTGACATCCTTATTGATGTCACCTACCGAGGTGAAGGGTTTAACACGAGGAAGAAGCTGGAGCATATCAGAGACTACCTGAAGAACTACGCAAGTGTCTTCGCTGGTGACGAGAACGTGAACAAGACGCTCAAGAACGACAAGGTGAATGCCCTTGGTATCGGTAACACGATATTCGGTGCTTGGCTGACGAGAAACGATATTCCCGCACAGAAGGCTACAGACGCTGACTACACCCTCCTTCAGAACCATCTCGGTGAGTCTATGACTAAACCAAGACTGAGTGATGTATATACGGGTAGTCATTGCTACATTGAGCATCTGCATGCTTACGATGGAAATGCTATGGTGAAGGCTGGTATCCTTGATACGATAGAGTTTGCAAATACGTTCTATGCAAGCTACCTTGCGAGGTTTATGTTCTCAAGAGTATATGTAGATATGTTCCCCGTTCCCCTTGAAGAGCATCCTGCATTCTTCTCCGCTACTAAGCATCTTGGTAATGGTGGTGTCCTTGGCTTGCAACGTGTAGGTAATAAGGTTAATAAGAATATATCTTACAGCGACTTCCTGAAGTATCAGAATGCACCTGAGCTTGGCGAACGTCAGAAGATAAGGCTTGTCAAGAACATCAAGACCAACGGGATGCAGTCTGACGTAGAGGAAAGTAGAGCTAAGAAGTTTGGTGAGTATATCAGACGTATCCAAGTCGGTAGTGGCGGTATAGGAGACGTTTCGGTAAGAGGTGTTACTATCGCAGGGGTCAATCTTACGGAAGAGCAGAAGAAGGAAATTCTCTTTGAGACGAATACCGCTAATAGTAATATATCACCACGCCCTATCAAGTATGATGAATCTAAAAGTGGTATCTTCATCAAGGACGGAGATAAGGTGACGCTCAGACTTAGGGTTTACTCAACATCCATATACGACTATATGACTACCGACAAGGTGAAGAATGTATCGTCAGTGGATTACAATGATATGCCCTTTAAGAATGTTGGGTATGGCAAGGACTTCACGGATGCTGTTAAGGCTACCAACAAAACGAGATTTTCACGTACAGCAGAGCCATCTTTCCCTTGGCACAACTACGACAAGTCTACCATCTTTGACTCTACCATACCTAACGCTTATACGGCAGGTGCATCGGAGAGTGATAATACACTTCTCTCGCACAACACGTATGGCTCGCTTCTGCCTTATCGTAGTGTTAATGAAATCTACACAAAGGCGAATGGAACGTTGTCGCTTAAAAAGACCAACCAAAGATATGGTCTATCTTACCACGATAGATTCCTTGAGCTGGGTGTAGTAGAGCCTTGGGGTGTAGATGCTTATGACGTTAAGAGTGGAGATGTTACTAATGGTCGTAGCCCTGCAAACAGAGGTGGTCTGAAACCACTTACGTTCGGTAAGATACCCCTTAACATCTTCCACAGAAGAGTATCTCCACCACTATCAAGCGTGAACATTGAGGGTGCTCAGGATGCTTCGTATAGACTTACGGAAGGTGAAATCAACCTGATGCAGTATCACGATATTATCGGTATAGGTAGGGAAGAAGGTAGTGTTGGTGGTTTCTACCAAAAGTGGTTCTCTCCAAGTGAACTCGGTATCTTCACCTTCTCTATGAACCAAGTGTCTGAGGATGAGAGTGTTGCATATAACAAGAAGCTGTATAGACACGAGCCTCTCAAGAAGATAAGACCTGCTGAGTATAAGACCAACGAAGAGTATACGGACTATATCAGCAAGAGACTTGACAGAGGTCAGATACCTAACGTGATTGATAGGATATACGCTTCTCCTACTACCGCAACGTATTTCTCGGGAGGTCCAGCTCTTTCTTACAATATGCTTGTAACTAATGCAGTGGTAGAGCTTCAGACGCTTGATACTTCCATTATCCACAAGGAAGATGTAGCTACTCAGTTCAACTATGTCGCTAACCTCCTTGGCAAGAAGGGCGACAACATCTCCGCTGTTGATGCTTGGAAGACCATCCCTTCATTCGTAGTACCACTTTATATGAATGGTGATACGATGGTAAGGTACATTGACAAGTATGGGTACTACGAGGATGCTATGGAGATGAATGCGATGTTTGAAGACTCCATTATCTCTGAAAAGAGAAAGAGGGTTGAGGATATGAATATCGTAGAGCTGATTGAAAACTCAATGTGTTCTATTCCGCTTACCTTTGAAGACCCACGTGGTGCTCGTGGTTATGCGTCTCTTGACTTCGGTGGTATGAATGTACCTATGATACATAGGACACTCGGGGAGAGAATGAATTGGCTTGGTACGAGAAAGGCACTCAGTGGCTTCAACGTCAATAACTTCATCAAGGCTGTTGGCGGTAAGGTGATGGGTGACGTAAGGACGAGCGACAACTTCAACTCGGAAGTGTATTCTAACTCGGCTCACGTTTATAGCCCGTACCACCTTGATACCTTTGAGTACTTCTACCCACTGACGTTTGAGTATGGTCTCACTATGGCATCGGAAACGAGAGAGAATGCCCTGAATAGTGTTCCAAATAGATTGAGTGCTACCTACAAGACAAGGACGCAGTTCTCAGTGAACTACACTTCCTTTGAAAGGAATACCATCGGTAGCGTTCTGTTCAATATGACGAGCACGGCAAAGCCTTCGGGGTCAGTGTACATCCCAAAGCCTTCTAAGTCCATCACACGCTCGTATAGTGTTGGTATAAGAGACATTGAAGGTAGAACGAATGCAGAGCTGTGGAAGAGGGTAAACCATTGGAAGTTCGCAGAGCGTGTCTATATGGATAATCCTTCAAATATGGATGTTCTTGAAAGGTTTGAACAACTCAGGGAAATAGAAAGGCAACGTGTCCTTGATGAAGTTCTCTTTGATTCATTCTACGAAATACCTCTGAGACTATTTGAGTAATGAAGATACGACCAAGGTTAATCCTATCGGGGTTCTACAATTACTTCCTTGGGAAGAACAAGGTGCAGATGAGGAGACGCTTAAACGTCTGCTCATCCTGCCCTGATAGGAAATGGATGACGTGCGGGATATGCCACTGCTTTCTCCCCAGCAAATGCGCCGCTAAGTACTTAGAGGATGAAGAAGGTAAGTCTATCTACGGATGCCCTAAAGGGAAGTGGTAGACAATACAGATACGAACGCTCCTATGCCCATTGCGGTGTAGGGGCGTTTGCTTGTAAAGGAGAATGTTCGTATCTTTGCACCATCACTATGGAGTAATCACACTCCGCATAAACCTAAAAGCGATTATGCAAGAAATTGAAGAAGGACTTTTTTGCAACGAGTTCAGTAAGTTTGAGCTTGTTGATATAGACGAGGTTGTCAGCCTCGGAGAGGTGGAAGAGGATGTCTACGATATGGAAGTAGAAGGGACGCATTGTTTCTTCGCTAACAACGTCCTTGTCCATAACTCTTCCTTCAACGCTCTTGGCATCATAGCAAGATACTTCGGTATTTCCAATAAGGATATGATACCATTCCTTGAAGCCTTGGACGAGCACGGCATTCAGCCGTATCTGATGAACTACCTTGACGTATATGCAAAGGGAATGGGATGCCAAGGTAATCTACTTAACTTGAAGGTAGATGATATTGCAGAAGATATGCTTATCTATGCAAAGAATAAGTATGCAGTCATCACGGATAAGAAGGATAAGTCTACGGGTATCCCTACTATCTCTACCACTCAGTCTGAGTTCACGAGAGAGCTGATGAAGGACTTCCTCAAATGGGTATTCGCTTCCGTAAGGGATAACGACCTTAACCCTATCAGTATGGGAGAGAAGGTAATGGAGATTTACTCCGCCTTCCATTGCGGTAGCATTGATGATGTCTCTACACTTGTTAATGTCGGTGATGTCCTCAAGGGCGTATCGGTCAAGCCCTCCCTTGGTGTTGTTAAGTTCCCTATGGGTGCTATGCCTCAGGTGAAAGCGTCAGGGTATTACAACCTATCCATCCGAAAGGATACCACACTTCGTAATAAATACAAGCTCATACAAGGTAATGAGGCTATTAGGTATTACTACACTACCAACGATGAATATCCTATCTACGGATACCCTGCTGGATGTTTGCCTATTGAAGTAGCCCCCGAGCCTGATTATGGAAAGATGTTTAAGGTGCTTGTCTTGCCGTTTATCAACGACACTATCAGGCTGTTTGGAATGCCCTCTATAAACGAAGGGCTTTTTGAATAGAAAATGCTTAAGGAGAAAATAGAACAATACAAGGATGAAGCTATCCGCCTAATCAACGAGAAGAAACAAGACCTCAATCCCAGGACTATCGCTTCCTCTCTTTGGAGTATGACGGAAGGCGCACTTGTGTCTTCCATCCTTGAGAACCCGCTTGACCTTGGAACGATATGGGGACGCTTCTCGTCTCCATTGCAAGGCGAGTGTATTGTTTGTGGCAAGAAGTCTGACATTATCCTTGATGGGGTATGCTCTGCCGAGTGTGCTATGAAGCACGCTAAGGAGACTGCAAGCTCTTATATGAAGGGATACGTCAGCACGGCTATTGACATAGCTGTAAACGAGATTATGGAGACGAAGACCAAGCTCAACCAAGAACTTGATAAAACGATTTCACATCTCACCGACACAGCAACGGAGACACTCAAGGCTCTTGACATGAAAGCTACGCTCTTGGTTGAACAGAATGTCACGAGACGCACTGAGGAGGCAAATAAGCTCCTACAAGAGCTTGAAACGAAATATACGTACATCTCTTCCACCTTGGTAGAGAAAGCGTCTCTGATAAGCCGTATTCAAGCTGAGAAGGAGAATGAGATTGTTGCTAAGCTGATGAAGGCTGTAACGTCATTCGTTGCTTCCATACGCAAAGCACTTGGTAGTATCAAGCTCCCATCCCTGCCCAACAGCCCCTACGAACACGCACTATCCGTTATAGGTGGAGTTTCATCTGCATCCGACCTCGCTATGTCGGGACTAACAAAAGCATACGAGGCAAGCTATAAGGCACTCACAAGTGGTGTCGCATCTAAATTCTCACTCAAGGCAGGTGGAATGTATATGTTCGTCACGCCTAAGAGTATAATAAAAGGAGACCCTAATATAGTCTCCCTAATCAAAGTCAATCAGAGCAATCCCGTTGGTTCAGTTCTCGGTGCTCTTGATAATACGCTTTTACCTCTCGTCTCAGAGAAGCTGTCTTCATTGTACAGACCAACGGAGGCAGATAGGTATAAGCCCGTAGGAGAGTTTGCGTCTTTAGCATCCAAAGGCATCACTGCCCTTCCCTACGTTACTCCCCTTCTTGGACTATTCAACGCCTCTCTTGGCGGGTTCAAGATGACCGAAGAGGCAATGCCGTTATGGGAAAACCTAAACGTTAAAAACTTAGGGTTTCTCCTTTGGTCTCACAAAGAGTTCGGCTCAGTGGGGTCAAACCATTTCGGTTTGCCAATTTAATATAAACGTATATAAACGATGTCTATTAAAAAGAAGTTTGTATTTGCGTCCGTATTGTTTTTCTCATTAGCCTTTCCTAAGTCAAGTTTCGTGAGAGCTTCAGAGATGAAGATGGAGATGGATACAGCATCCGTCAAAGTCAAGCTCAAGAATGAATACAAAGACACCAAGGATAAGCTCATTAAGGAGGTAGACGAATATATCGCCTCAACCTCTAAGTCAAGTAGAATGACGGGAAAAGCAATCGTATCAAAGTCTATCTCTGAGGAGTTTGATATTACCCTGCTACTCGCCCAATGTCATATTGAAGGTCACTTCGCTACAATGGGCAGACCAAAGCGTACTAACTCGGCATTCTCCGTAGGTTGCTTTGACAATGGTAAGAGCGCATTCAGATACAAACACCCCGATGATTCTATCGAGCCGTACATAAAACTTGTCAAGTACAACTATATGAACGGCAGGAGCGTGGAACAACTTCTTAGTAGTGGATTCCGCAACAAGAACGGAGCTAAGTATGCCTCAGCACAAGACTACGTCCCAAGGATTAGAAAGTGCATGAGCAACATTAAGAAGTCCACCGAGATACACAGCTTGTATCAAACGCTACTATCCCTCAAAGGGAAGATAGAACAGAGCGAGTCCTGATAGTAGAAATCATCCCAAACGAAAGAACCGCCTTGAGATACTTCACAAGTACCCAAGGCGGTTCTCTTTTTTTTTGTAGGGAGTCCTACTAATCCTTTCTATTTTTTCATATTAGCTGTGCTACCCTTTCGTCAAAGCTATTTAGACCA